CTTCTGTAAATTGTTCAGTAGTACAAGTACAAGTTGTTGTACAAGTTTGTTGAGGAACAGGATTGTTACACTCTTGACAAGGTGAACATCCACAATTAGGTGTATTACATGAATTGCACATATATTATATTATTTTATTTTTATTATTTATTTATCAGCATCCTAAAAATTGAATAGGAATACCTGCAATATAAGATGGTTCTATATTTACTGGAGTAGGAATATTACTAGGATTAGGATTTAAAAAATTTCCAGTAAAAGTTCCTGTCGCAGTTGCATCAAATGTATGAGAGTGTGGCCCTATTGTACTTATAGAGTTTGAAGTGTTATTTATAGGAACATTAAGGTCAGGAGGAGTTATTAAACCATTAGGTCCTACCCACTCCATTTCATCAGTAGCACAACTATCCCCTAATGTTACAGGTCTAGGTTCACAATCAAAATCCTGAGATGTATCTAGTGTTGCTAATATATTGTGATTATGTTGACCAGCTTCATTAGTAGTCCCTGATAAAGTAAAATCTGCATCTACATCAAAAGATAATGTAGGAATATTATTTGCTCCTAAAGTTACATTATTAGATCCCCCTGTTGTACAACATCCATCACAACTATATTTTAAATATTTTCCACAAACATTTACAGTTCCGTTATTTCCGTTTGCTATAGCCCACCCCTGTAATCCTTTATCAGGTCTACCTAATCCAGAAGAAAAGAAATCGCTAATATCTCCAAAGTAAGGAAGAATGGTTTTTTTAGGCACAAAAGCTCCTAATTTAAAAGTTTTTTGTGTTGGCGTTTCAACTAATGAAATATCAAATGTAGGATTACAAGAAGTTATATTTACATTTTTAACAGTGGGGCCACTATTAATAGTATTCCATATACTAGCTATCTGATTCTCTAAATCTGCTAGTTGAGTACAAAAAGCACTTTCTGTATTTAGTATGCTTTGTAAAACATCTTTAATAGAGGTACCCAACAAAGTGATACAACTACTACTTTCTACTAAACCTGTAATATCTATTTCTTGGTGAATCACATCAATACAATATTGTATTTTCTCAATAACAGAAGTCATAGTCTCACCGTTAGTGATAGTTTTACCAGTACATAGCGTTAAATTAGGCCCCGAATAGGTTACAAGACCTGTGTTGGTCTCTAAAGGATTACAATCATGACACATTTTCTATCAATTTTACTACTTGTTTATAATTAACACATTCTAGTGTGTTTAATACATCAAAATATACATACTCATAACTAAACACTTCATCATACACATAAGATGTAGTAGCATTTATAGTGTTAGTTAAAGCATCATAAGAAAAACCAAAAAATCCTAAATATTGAAGGTTTTCTAATATAGCCAACACTTTATTTACATCATCTAGGTTTTCTAGATTACAATTAATCCATAATCCGTAAATATAAAATCCTCCTGTATGAGGAATAGTTGGAAGCTCAAAAGAAAATACTCTTGTAGTGTTTAAAGTTTTTGTAATAGTTTTTACTACTAATTCAATTTTGTCTCCTACAATTCTATTAAATCTTTTAATAGTTTTAATAGTCCCATCTTCATTACTAGAACAACTAAAAAATAACTTACTCATTTCTGGTAAGTTAAAATTATTTTCTAATAATTGTTTTGTATGAATTAATTTTTGTAATTTATCTTTACAAGTTTTATACCCATAAGTTTCTGATCTACAAAAAGATTTTACTAAATTTGAAATTTCAGTATCTAATTTACACAATAAATCTTTATAAGTACTTAACCTCATATATTTAGTTATTTACAACCACAATCAATATTTAATACTCCTAATTTATATTGAAGACATGCATTTATTTCTGTAGCAGTTTCTTTTTTACAAAGACTAGCAGCAGACTTCAAACCTTCTCTATAAAGTTTTAATGTTTCAATATCTCTAGTTTGTTGAGTTAATTTACCAGTACAATCATTTTCATTACAACAATTATTTTGTAATAACTCTAAAGTTTTTTTATCAATAGTACAATCTAACTGACAAGTATTATAATAACAGAAAGTTTCACTATTAGTTATTATAGGACTATTAGGGTTTACTTGTTGCTCTACAACCAATTCTAAAGTATAATATCCTTCTGCTATATCTTGTAGAGGAGCACTTATATTAGTTTGTTGGCCCAAATTCTTAGCATTTAAGGTAAGTTGTCCTTCAAATGGAATTAATAACTGTATAGTTGTAGTTTGACCAGGAATTAATACATTAACATAAGTAGAAACAATGTTTCCTAATGTTAAATCATACTCAGAGGTATTATTTACATAAATATATTTGCAACTATGTTGACTAAATTCTAAATTTAAATTCATTTTATTTATTTTTGAAACTTTCGTATAAGTTTAATATCTTCTCTACAATTGGATCTCTATGGTTATTTTTTAGGACAATTTTACTAAAGTTTTTTAATTCGTTTTCTTGTAAAAAGTCTAAAAATTTTATTCCTGAAGTAATTCCTCTACCTAAATCTATTTGGTTTATATCTCCACATAGCATCATTTTACTTCCCTTTCCCAATCTTTCCATCACCATTTTTACCTGACTCTCAGTAGTATTTTGTACTTCATCCACTATAATTACAGCTTCACAAAATGTACTTCCTCTCATGTAAGCAAAAGGTTTTATTTGTATAGAACCTTCTTTTATCATGCTATCTATCTTTTCTTTCTTGTATAAAGAATAAAAATTCTGATAGATGGCCTGTACATAAGGATCTAATTTATCTTCCAATCCTCCTGGCAAAAAGCCTAGTTTTTCTCCTGCTTCTACAGCGGGTCTTGTTATTATAATATTCTTTACTTGCTTTTTAAAAAACAAATCTAAAGCTACTTGGCATGATACTAAGGTTTTACCTGATCCTGCTTTACCTGCGATATAAGTTATACTATTTTCAAGTATAATCGCTTTTGCTTGTTTTTGTTCCTCATTTAAAGTAATTTGGAATCTTATATTTTTTTCTCTTTCATTTGCAAAGTCTGGCATAAATTATTTTTAAAAGATATGTTGCAAATATGAGAACTAATTTTAAGTTTACTAAATAAAAGTTTGACTATATTCTCCAGATAAATTATATTCTACACTTAACTTATCAATATCTCCTCCAATATAAACGGCAGAAAGTAATTCAAAGTTTTTGTTATCTTTAACCGATAATGTATTTAATTTATCTTGAGTTTTTTTTAGCATCTGCTATTTTTTGCAGCCTTACCTTGTCCTTTAAAAATTGCTTCTGATATTATGTACATAGTTTATGGAGTTATTGTACAATTTTTAGTTAACAATATAGTTTCTAAGTTTGTTCCCGTAACAGAATTCACATTCCCCATAAAAAATATATCACAATTAGAAGAAAAAGAAGGTTGAGCATTTGCCCAAGGTTCACTAGCTGTATATCCTGCTGTTGTTATTAGATTAGCTGATAAATCTAACTCTATTAGGGTTATTGGTAAAGAAGTTGTAGGATTAAAAGCAGTTAATAAATTATCATTTAAATAAAGTTTCAGTAAGGTATTATCAAATCCTCCAATTTTATCTACCGCTGTAATATTTCCCAAAGCTAAACTAAAAACACTCAAACCTGTTACTGCTATATTAGCTTGTAATTTATTTGCTGTTAAATCAAAATAAGTTACTACAACAGATGTAGCACCAGCTCCTAATATGTAATTTTCAAAATCAGTTTGATTTGCAATTCCTAGTGAACTCCAATCTGAAGAAGTTACATCAAAATTAATAGTAGAGGGACAACCACATTGAGTTATTCCACAACAGTTCAATACTTTATCTATAATAGGGGTAAAGTTAATTGTTTCTATAGTTTTAGCAGGTCTAATTACATCTGTTGTAATCCACCATTGCTCACTTCTTAAACTAGGACATAATGTTGTTCCTTTACAACAATTGTAAACATCTAAAACCATCTTATTTAAAGACTGCCAATTGGCACCTGGTTTTTTTCTACTTTGTATTAAGTAAGCTCTTCTAATGAAATAATCACTTTTGCTTTGTAACAATCCATTACAACAAGTGATTCCAAAACAACTGAATATATCAGTCATTAAATCTGACATATTGATAAAGGCACCTTGATTGACAAGCTTATGTTGTCCTTTGTAAATTGTCTCTGAAATAATATTTATTCTTTTCATGTTTTTATTTTTTTATTTAATTTTTTATTTTAATTATTTAATATTAAGGAATTATTGTACAGTTTTTAGTTAATAATATAGTTTCTAAGTTTGTTCCCGTAACAGAATTCACATTTCCTGTTAAATTTACATTACAAGTTCCTGCAAAACTAGGTTGAGCATTTGCCCAAGGTTCACTAGCTGTATATCCCGCAGTAGTCATTTGGTTGCTGCTTAAAAATAAAAATTGCAACGAAACGGGCAACGCAATACTAGGATTAAAGTCTACTATTTGGTTAAAACTTAAATATAGTTCTATTAAACTACTAGGCAACGCAATGCTAGGGTTGAAGGTTACTATTTGGTTGTTGGCTAAATATAGTTCTTCCAACGAATTAGACAATGCAATACTAGGATTAAAGTTTGTTATTTGGTTAAAACTTAGATATAAACGTCTCAACCCATTTATAACTCCTATTTTCTCTACATTTACTATTGTGTTATAACTTAAATTAAACTTAGTAGCATCTGCTGTTAAATTACATTGAATTCTATCCCCTGTTTTTACAAAATCTGTAATAACAATATTTGTGAAGTCATTTGCGCTAAAATTACCTAAACTATCATACCCGTTTGTCAACCATTGCTGAAAAGTAGCTTGATTTGTTACAGGGTAAGGATTAAAACTATTATCTAATAATATACTCCAATCCATAGTTAAATCAAAATTGTAAGGTGAACTTACAGGTGCACAACAATCTAATAGTTCACAACAAGTGAGAACTTTAATTATTATATTTGTAAAGTTAATTGTTTCAACAGTTTTTCTTGGCCTAATAACGTCTGTAGTTATCCACCACTGTTCTTTTTTACTAGGGCATAATGTTGTTCCTGCACAACAATTATAGACATCCTTTACTATTTTTTCTAAAGAAGTCCAGTTAGCACCAGGTTTTTTTCTTGAATATATCAAGTAAGCTTTTCTAATAAAAATATCAGATTTTTGTAATCTATTACCATTACAAGCACAAGTTAGACCATCACAAGCGAATATATCATTTATAAGGTCTGAGAAGTTAATAAAGGCCCCCTGATTAACAAGCTTGTGTTGTCCTTTATAAATTGCCTCTGAAAGAATTAAAACATTTTTCATGTACTTATAATTAGTTAATTTTATTATTATTTGTAAAATTAAAAAATAATTTTAATATTATTATTTTTATTTATACAAAAAAAATAGGTGGCAAAAGAAAACTCTTACCACCTACCCACACAAAACAATAGATATATTAACCTAGATTAACATATTTTTTTTATTACGATGCAATACAATCAATACTAATTGCTTTTCCACAAGGACCTGTAGTAACAAATGCATTTAGCACGCCTTCTACAGCTGCTTGAGTTACAGTATCTGCTGAAGGAATCAAGATGTTAGTAATGAAGTTTGGTTGCCAGTTGTGACCATTAGCATCTTCGTTTTTAGAAGAAGAATGATGACCCACTGAATATTGACAATAAGTTGACTCACAATCTACCAACAAGTTTTTAGTTCTTGAAACTTCCAATTGAGCATAGTAAGGAGCTCCTGTAGTCTCAACTTCGTTGTTCAAACCATCAAAACCTGTTCCACCTGGCATTTCCATATACTCTTCCCACTGCAAGTCAGCACCAATACCTTTTGGCATTTGCATTCCTGCCATATTAATAGTTACAGTTGTGCTGTTTGGTGCCCATCCTGATTGAAGAATTGTTTGGATTGAACCAATTGTGTAACGCTGCATAATGCTTTCAGCTTTAGGGAAACATCCACAATCTTGAGTGTTAGGCTTGAAAGTAACAGTGATACCAGCTTCGTAAGCTACACCATTTACTGTTTGAGGACCTGTACCTACAACTGTAGCAACGTATTTCTTTAAAAATTCGTTTTCTTGAATTGCTGTTACAAATTGTGCTTGCAAATCTAGAGGATCTGCAACATAGTTACAATCTCCATCACAAGAAGGACAAGTTTCAGACTGAACATTAATTGTTTCTACTTGGAATCTGTTCTCAGGCATAAAGAAGTTCAAAGAAGGATCTCTTAGTTGAATTCCAATTGCATAGTTTGTAGAACAATCAATACAAGAAAAATAGAAACTTGCTGTGTTAGAAGTTCCTGCTTGAGGAGCATCTACGTTAGCATAATCAATAAGACAAGAAGAAATATATTCTCCATTGCTCAATCTTACGCTTTTAGACTTAGTTGCTTGACCAGTCACCGCACCTACACCAATAGCTACGAAAATTGTTTTTGCTGCTGCTACACCTGCTGCATTTACTGCTACACTTGTTTCAGCGTTGTAAAATCCAATCTGACCTGGGGCCAAATTGTACCATTTGTTTGCTGCATCAAAAAAAGCTGTTCCATTAGCTACAATTGCTGCATTTCCTTTGGTTGGAAGGAAAATTTGTTTTTGAATTCTAGTTGACATAATTTATTTATTTAAAGTTTAATAAAATTTATATTTTAGATATGTTTAAGATTTTGTTTAATTGTGAGTCAAAGTCAATAGTGTTACCTACATCTCTCATTGCAACTAAAACTGCAATATCTATTATTTTGTTTACTTGGAAAGTTGAGTCAATTTCAATATCCTGCTGTATAGCAGGGGTACCATCAGGTAGGTTATAAGCTCCTCCAATAAAATCTTGAGGATTGGCAGGGCGTTTTGGTTTTCTCACATACGTCAAATAAATGTTTGTAATATCAAAACCATCGTAGTACATGTACAGTTTATTGCCAGACATGTCTAAATTGACTCTTTCAAATGTGTACGATGAACTGAACATCGGATCATTTATATATATATCATCCTTCTTAATAAAGAAGTTTTTGATTTCTTTAGGAGGACACTTATCTGTTTTACAAACGGAATATGACTCCAAATACCTGTAATAATCAGTAGGTAAATCTGCTGTATAATAATCGTCATTGACTTTGACAACAGGAAGCAAAGCGTTCTTCACTTCCAATTGTCTAATGTCATCTCGTCTCTTTTGATTTAACTCTAATTGAGTACAAATGTTTTCAATATAGATAATAAATGCTTCATAAATATACTCGTCTATTTGAGGAACTAGGAAGTTAGCGTTTCTAAGTCCGTCTACTTTATTAGCGTGTTGTTTAAATTTATAATGAGCATTTTTTATTGAATACATTATTTCATTTTAGCTTTTAGAGCTTCTTCTAGAGAAAGGTATAATGAAGAATTTTCAGGTTTAGATAAAAAGTCTACAATATTAATCGTGTCTGTAGAAAGTTGCTCTCCGTTAAAGAATACTTTTGTGTTTTCTTTTCTTAGAATTGCATATTGGAATAAGGTTTCCACTGTAACTGTCAATTCTAATTTTGCTTTATTCTTAGGGTCAGACAACTCCAAGAATAGATCTTGGATTGCTACTAGCGTTTCTTTTGCTGAGTTCTCTGTGATTTTTGTGTAAAGCATATCTTCAATAATCACATCTTTCTCTTCGCCTGTAAACTTAATTCCCAAGGCTGTAGCCATATTTTTCTTTTGAGATTTTGTGAGTGCTTCAAATCTTGTATGCAATTTGCTAACTCTTTCTCTCTTAGATTCTCTAACTACTGCATCTGCTTCTTCATCTGCAATAATCCATTCTGCTGTTGGGTGCTTACTTAAAGCGTTTTCTCCTATAACCGTCATTGGATCAGAAGTCATAATAGAATAAACTAATTCATCTAATGGTTTATTTAAATCCAAAACTTGAATATCTCTTCCTACTTTTGCTCTACATTTAGAGTTATTAAAGAAAGGGTCTTTTCTATTTGTTGGGTCAGCAGAAGTAATCTTAGCTCCTGTTGCATCATCATTAAATGCCAATTTCTTAACTAATTCGTTAATTTGAGCATCTGAATATCTATTTCCCACTGGACCTAATTGAAATCTATAATTTTGTTCATCAAATTGAGGTCTAATCGTATTACTGTTTGCTAAAAAAGCATAAGTTTCTGAAATAGATTTGTAAGAAGGGTCAATATTGACTTGCCAATGCTTGTTCTTCCTAATGTTTGGGTAAATCTTTACCTTTTTTGGTTTAATTGATTCTGACATATTTTTTTTGTTTTGTGTGTTTAAAAAATAGTAGCAAAGACTCAGACTCGAACTGGTTAGCTGGTTTTTATGCCAGAGAGGTCCATACCTCCCTCCTGCTATCCTTCTATCAAATGATAGAAAAAAAGGGTATGATTAGGTGGCTCATACCCTAAGGCCTATTGAGTTTTATTTTCCTCTTAATACTGCTGGAATCAACTCACCGCATTTTGTAACATCTTTTACCATGATACCTGCGTATTCCATTCTATGTACTGTCCAGAAGTCACCTGCGTGAGACATCAAAGAACCTTGGTTGTTACCATAAGGGTTTGACAATCCACCTGTGTATCCGTAAGCAACATCTCTTGAAGATTTCAAATAAGCAATGTTTTTACCAAAACCATCACCCAATCCGTAGTTAACGAATGTAAATCTTGAAGACTCAGCTGGATAACCATTCTCATCTAAGATAGTGTTGAATGTTACGTCATCATAAGCTTTCATATGCATTACTGTCAATGAACCACCTAGTTTGAATTTGTATTGTGTCCAAGGAGTTTCTGTGTAAGACAATCCTGTTGGTCCACCTGGTACCAATGAATTTCCATCAACTTTGATGAAGTAGTCTTTCATATCTTTGAAATAACCTTGTGTAATCATATTGATAGCCTCATCGAACAATCTCAATCCAATCTCACCTGTCCACATTACAACATTTCTTTGATCATAAGCAACTCTACCGAAGAAAATATCAGTTAAGAAGTCTCTTACTAGACCAATAGAGAAAGTGTTATAATATTCTCTGTATCCATCTTCCAAAATCTCTTGAAGACCTGGACCTTGGTTTACATAGTATCCTGTAGACTCATCTACAACTGTAGAAGAACTTCTTTGATACATCAAGTGCAATTCTTTTTCCATTTCAAATTCTTTGTTGAATTTAACCTCAGCAACTGATGTAATATACATATTACCTTTCATTGGAGAGTTCAAAGCTTTTTGAATTCTGTTTTGGAAGTTTTCAACAGACTCACCTTGTTTTCTTCCCGCAAGAATCAACAAATCAGCCTCAGTCAAGTTACCGTTCAATTTTCTTTGAGCAGCATCTCCTGTCATTTGGTATTGTTTTCTGAATCTAGAAAGACCAGAACGGAATTTAATTTTTCCGATTGAATCTACACTCATTGAACCACCTTTTACAGAACCTTCAGAGTAAGTAGAAGACATTTTCATTACTCTTGATCCAATAACAAACAAGTCAGCTGGTACAAACAATGTAGGATCGTCAGTCATAAGTTTTACAGAGTAAATAGTGCTTGAACCATCTTTTTGGCCTGCACTCATTACACGCATGTTGAATTTTTTGCTGTCTGTGAATACCAAAGTATCACCTTCAACAAAAGTTCCTAAATCAAGTTTAATTTTGAATGGTCTTTGTCCTGCACCTTTTGTAGTGTTAGAAGGCTCAACATCTTCAACCAACAATGCTGGTCTGTAACCTGATACCATGAATTCCCATTCTACTTTGTTACCTTCTACGGTAATTGTGTCTGCACCTTGAGCAAGTTCCAAAAGTGGAGCTGTACCGTCAAACAATGTTTTCATTGAAGCTAATTGACCCATACCACCCAAAGCATCTACATCAGTTTTAATCAAACCTGATTGATATAGATTGTTCAAGTTAGTATAATTCATACCCCAATTACGGTCTCCTGTTAACATAGGAGCCTTAATGATTCCGAATTTACTTTGTGATAATTTCATTTGTTTTAAATTTATTTATTTTAGTTGATGAATTCTATTTTAAAATCGTTAGATTCTTTCTTTTTCCCTGCTGTCTTCTTTATGGAATCTGCAAGTTTGCTTCTAACTTTGCTTTCAATTTCTACTTTTTCAGTTTTATCAGAAAGACCCTCATATAATTTGTAAGCTAATGCCACCATTTTTTCAGGATCTGAAAGATATTCATTGAGTACTTTTTTAAACCCTGTTGATCTTCCTACGACTTGACCTTTATTGTCTTTAATATCCATAGGAGAAAAAATGAAATCTTCAAGATTTGTTTTCTGGTTTTTAGCAATAACTACATTATCACTTTTTCCAGCCTTGATAGTTTCTCTTATTTTCCCCACTGTTTTAGAATATTCTTCTCTTTGGTAACGAGCATATTCTTCTTGGGACTTTACTAACTCTTCTTCTTGTTTCTCTCTGTATTTTTGTAAGTCAGATTGAATCTTTGTAGCCTGGATGAACAATTTGTTTTTTTCTTTATAACCATCTACAAGTTCTTCTGCTTCTTCTTCTTCTAAACCCTTTACAGATTGTAGATAAGTTTTTACTAGAGCTGTGGCATTATCTTCGTCTTCTATATCTACATCCACCCAATTTGTGTCTGCATGTAAATTGATATAATCGTCAATATTACCCCCGTTTTTCAAGAAATTAAGAACACCGTCTACTTTTGGATCATCTATCTTGTAAGCATTTTTAACCATACTCACTGCTCTATCTTCTAGAGTTTTTTCATAAGCCTCATATAAAGACTCTTCATCACCTTCCCAATCTTCTGGGAGTTCTAAAAGATTTTTTTCAGCTAATTCCTGAGCAAAGATTTTTAAAGGACTTTCTTCTGTTTCATCCTCCTCATTTTCTTCTGACTCTTTTTCTTCCGACTCTTCTTCAGAATCTTCGGTTTTTTTAGCCTTTTCTTCTTTTTTCTTAATGATGGCTTTTTTCTCTTCATCAGTTAAGTCTAACTCATCTAAGTTTGACTCATCCACTAAATCAGTGTTTATTAAATCAGAGTCCTCATTTTCTTCTCTTTCTTCTCCCTCGTTTAGAGTTTGAATTTTGTCTGTTAGATTATTATCATCTAGCATACTATCGCTAAACTCCATAATCTCAAAATCTAGATTATTGTCTATCATACTTTTTTTGTTTTGTGTGTAAAATTGTAATGTAAAATTGAAAAAAAATTATTTTTTTATTTAATTTATTTTTCTATATCATAAAAATTTATAACATAAATAGGTAAAAATCAATTACTTAGTAGTTTTATCATTTTTACTCATTAAGGCTATTTCTTTTTCTAATTTTTTATTTTGTAATTCTATTTGTTTTACTCTTTCTTCTTTTAGAGTTACATCTGCTGTTGATTGATTCTTAAGCATTTGTAGTTCTACCAAGTCATTCTCATTATTTTCGTTAATATCATTAGCTCTTGCAAACCTTTCTGCATTAAGTTCAGCTGCTTGTAAAGTAGTAGCATTTTTATCATCTGCTATTTGTTTTTCCATTTTCAACTTCTCTTGTTCCATTTGAGCAGTCATTTGCATTTGTTGCTGTTGTTGTTGCTGTTGCATTTGTTGCATTTCAGCTTCTTTATTTTCTTTTTGAACCTGAATTCTATTTATGATGTTCTTAACCTCTGTAGCGTTTTCTGATGTTATAATCTCCGCAGCAACTCTTAGGTCACCACCAGCATTTTGAATGATAGGTTGAATAAGATTCTTAAATTGATTTAACATCTCTGTATCTCTCAATGTATTAGTGATGTAAACCTTATAATTATAATTAGCAAAATCTGCGAATTCTGTATTCAATGTAGCAACACTCAAATCAGAAAGAATATAAGACGCTTTTAAAGGGTTTTCTTTATAAATAACCTTACATACTTCAATGTAGTTCTCTACAGTTCTTTCTTTAACGTAAGAATGCATATAAAACCACTTCTCAGTTTGATTAGAAGACTGTAATATACTTTGTTGATTATTAGACACAGATTCATAAGGAGATTGCATTCCTAATCTTGCAGGGTTATAACTCATTGCCTGAGTCATTTTTCTCTCTATATAATCAAGTAATTGTATTTTCTGTTGAATCTCTTGTGTATGAGATAAATCTATTGATTTCCAATACTGAGGATCAACTCCTAAGTTTCTCATATCCCCATCTCTGGACCCACTAATCAATGCCACTTTAAATTTCTTAATATAAGTCATCCATTGTGTAGGAGTCATATCTTTTGGTATCTGCTCATTCAAACCTAATAGGACTTTACCTATATCAGTTTTCATAACCTCAATGATTTGGTTTACAATAACATTGTAAAGGAATTGCCAAGGCTTTCCTAAATCTGCTATTGCTACAGCCATTGAGTTTCTTGCAGAATAAACGGTGCCTGTGTAAGGGCCTCTAATTTGGAAAGGATTATCAATATCTCTGTATTGGTTAGGTACAGGTTCTACTTTAAGATATATCTTAGGATTTGTAAAAATCTTGTAGCCCTGCCAGTATTCAGGAATCCAAATAATTTCTTGTTTAATATCATTAGCTTTATCGAAAACATAAGTTTCATCAACTATGTTTCTTTCTAATGTACCATTCTCATTTAATCTATAAATGTATTTAATCTTCTTTAAAGATTTCCAAACTACGTGAGTTACACGAAGTCTTCTAATTTTATAATTGTCATTATAATTATCTTCCCAAGGATCAATCCAGCTAGGAGTTGTTTCAGGGTCTGTAGGATTCATAATAGCGTTAGGAATAATCTCCCACACTTTAGAATCACTTGGAGAGTTTAATGTAGACTCATATTTGTCAAACACTTCTCTTTCTTCTTCTGTAATTATATTACCAAACTTTTGATATATCTCATATATAGAGAGATATTCATCATAAGTGCACCAATCCACTTCATCTAGGTAATCTACATCCTTAGATTTAGCATAGTTAAAGTATAAAGGATTACAGGCCTTAATAGTTGGCTTTCCGTTATATTCTCCTGTCCAATATACTTCTTCTCCTGTAATGATTACATCTTTCCAACCTTTATCAAATACAAACTTTAATCTATCTGTACGAATATGATATTGTAGGATTTCATCTGTTACTTTTTCTTCAGGTAATCTAAACCCATTCGCCATATAGTTCTCCACCTCAACAGGAGTCATCTTTATAGCAGCCTCCTCTAGCTGTGCTTGAAAACTTTCTTGTATTTGCTGGAGTTTTTCTTGATATTGTGGATCAGTGTTAGGATCAATACTAGCTGCAGCTTCCTGCATCTTTTTTTGATTCTCAGCCTGTAGTTTTTTTATAATACTCTCTTTAACAATCTTTGCTGTATTCTCAAGCAATAAA